GGCGCAGCGCTACAACGACGCCACCACCTGGGCCGAGCTGCTCGGCGCCGACGGCTGGACTCTCGGCCATACCGACCGCGACGGCTGCCAACACTGGACCCGACCCGGCAAGGAAACCAGAGACGGCACGAGCGCGACCGTCGGCTATCAGGGCCGAGACGTGCTGCGAGTGTTCACCTCGGCGATCTCGGCCCTGCCGGAGGGCGCCTACTCGCGCTTCGGGTACACCGCTGCGGTGCACCACGGCGGCGACCGGTCAGCCTGTGCCGCTGAACTCAAGCGCTCCGAGATGCGAGTCGTCGACGAGTGGGAGTGCAGCGTGCCGATCAGCGGTAGCGCAGCGACCCGATCATCGGTAGCGCAGCCGCCGGGCCAGTGGCTGGACCCGATACCGCTCGGCATGGCTGACGAGCTGCCCGAGTTCCCCGTCGAGACCCTGCCCGAATGGATCGCCGAGCAGGTCTACGCCGTCGCCGACGAGCTGCAGATGCCGCCGGACCTCCCCGCCATCATGGCGCTGACATGTCTCGCCGCCATCTGCGCCAAGCGGACCCGAGTCAAGGTGCGCGGCGGATGGAATGAACCGCTCAACATTTACACGGCGGTAGCGATGCCACCGAGCGCCGGTAAATCGCCAGCGTTCAGCGCCATGATGGCCCCGCTCAAGGCCCACGAGAAGGCCGAGATTGAGCGGCGCACCGTTGAGATCGCCAAGGCCGAGCAGGCGCACCGCATGAAGGAGAAAGCGCTCAAGAAAGCCGAGGAGTCCGGCGACGAGCACGAGGCGCAGCGACTGCTCACCGAGCTGCTCGCCCTGGACAAACTTGCCAGCCCGCGCATGATCGCCGACGACGCCACGCCCGAGGCGCTCACCTCACTGCTGGCTGACCACGACGGCCGCATCGCCCTGCTCTCCACCGAGGGCGGCGTCTTTGATCTGATGACCGGGCGCTACTCGGATCGGGCAAACCTTGATGTGTACCTGAAGGCGTGGGGCGGCGACGACATCACCGTCGACCGCATCGGGCGAGGACCGTCGGCAGTGGCGTCGCCCGCTCTGACGATCGGCGTCACTGTTCAGCCCTCGGTCATCTCTGCACTCGCCGAGCGACCCGAGCTGGCCGGGCGAGGCCTGACCGCTCGGTTCATGTATGCGCTACCGGTCGACACCGTCGGGCGCCGTAACTTCATAGACCAGCCCGAGGCCGACCCGGCGATCGCTGCGGCGTACTCGGCGCAGATGATGCAGGTCGCCGCCATCGTCGAGCACCGCGGCGAGCTGAACATCCTCGCCCTGGACGCCGAAGCGTCGGCGATGTTCCACCGCTGGCGCCAAGCGATGGAGAAGCGACGGCTACCAGGTGCAGACATGCGCCCGATCGCCGAATGGTCCACGAAGCTGGAGAGCACGACGCTGCGAGTGGCGGGCCTGCTGCACCTCGCCGATGGCGGGCGACTTCATGACACCGTGACCGCCGACCCGATGGCTCGGGCGATTGAGATCGGCGACTACTGGCTCGCTCACGCCTTCGCCGTGCACGACATGTGGGGCGCCGACCCGGTGCTACTCAAGGCCCGAGCGATCATGGAATGGGCCGCCGGACGCGAGACGTTCACCGTGCGAGATGTCTACTCGGCGATGCGTCGGACCTACCCGAAGGCCGACGACACCGTGCCGCCGCTCTCCCTACTCGTCGAGCGCGGATGGCTCAGGCCTGTGGATAACGACTGGCCGCCGGTGCTTGGGCGTCGAGGTGTGTCCTCGCCCGTTCTGGAGGTGCACCCCGAAGTTGCGCGCCATGCGCGCCATGCGCGCACGAACTCGGCGAAAAACGACGCGAAAACGTCAAAAGGTGCGCGCCATGCGCGCCATGCGCCTAAAGGCATTTCAGAGGATTACTTACTTACTTCCTCTGAACACTCGGAAACGCCACCCTGCGCGCATGACACGCATGGCGCGCAACTTTATCCACAGGCACCACCCGACGACCTCGCCCCCACCGGCACCGACCCCGAGCCATTCCGACCCTTTTAGGAGATCATCATGCGACGACACGACTACGACAAACTCCGCGCCGAGCTGCTTGACGCTCACGGCCGGATCACCGAGCTGCTGCGCCTGCTGCCCGAACTGTGGCCCGAGCTGATCGACGGCCTGCCCGGCTACCCGACGAACACCGGCGGCGGCGGCGCCCCATCACTCGGGGCAGGCGGCACGCCGGGCGGACTGGATCGGTTCGTCACGCAGAGCCACCCCGCTGCCGACGACATGCGCACTCTGCGCCAGGGCGCCATCGCTGCGGCCAACGCCTCACGCTCTGCGCTCTCGGTCGCTCACCGCTGGCTCGCCACGCCGGTGCTGCCAGCCGACGAGCCACGCGCCCGCAGTGGTGGCGACTGCGTCGCCTGCGGTCTCTACTGCTCGGGCGCTCAGGCCGACCGCCTGCGCTCAGGACTGTGCGATGCGTGCCGCCAATCATGGCGGCGGTACCAAGAGCGATCAGCGCAGCAGATGGGCATCGGAGATCGCGGCGACTGGCTCGTCGAGCGGCGTCGTGACATCCTTGCAGCGGAGGCCTGAGCATGACCAACGTCTACGAGTACGCAGAGGACAAGTCGCACCAGCACTGCCACAAGATTGAGGTAACGACAGGCGAAGACCTGCGTCTCGGTCGGCGTGCCTACATTGACCAGCGCTGCGAAGAATGCAAAGCGGAGATCGACGAGACCGATCGTCTGCGAGCTGAGATCGCAGGATTGCAAGCAGAGCTTGAGCGTCGTGACATCCTCGCCGCTGAGTCCTAACGCGTGGGGACATGGGGACGCAGGGCGATGCCATGCGCCGCATGGGTATCGTTGACATTCGCAGGGTATGGGTGTACCGTCGCGGTTAGATGTCGACGCCTGCGCCCTGAGGGCTGGGCGTCGTTTGCGTTACGAGGTCACTAATGGCGCCACGTCGGCCGTGCATTGACTGCGGCGCAGTGGTCACGACCACGCGCTGCAAGAGCTGCGAGAGCGTGCGCAACATTGCACGCCATGCATCACGACCGCACTACTCCGGCGACTACCGCAAGCGTGCCGCCGAGGTACGAGCTGCCGCAGTTACCTGCTGGCTCTGCGGTGGAGCTGCTCGATCGGGCGACCCATGGACTGCCGACCATGTGCGCTCGGGAGATCCCGACTCGCCTCTGCTGCCTGCGCACCGTAGCTGCAACAGCAGCCGAGGCGGGCGCACCCGCTACACCTGAGGCATTCGGCGCCGAAATCGGGGCTTGCATGAATATGCAGGCCGCGGCCCGACCCCCCTCGCGTTTTTGGGCAGCGAGGGTACCTCTGTGCCCACCTGTCCGCTTCTCTGAATGTGTGCAGAACCGAGACATTGCGAAAATATTCACGCCGACCGCATTGGAGGCCGCCATGGGCGCCATTCCGAAGGTTGACGGCCAGAAAGTCACGCGCCACGCGCCGACGTTCGACTGGACAACACTCCCCGCCGCCGGTCGACCAGGTCAACCGCCGAAACTTCCCACCGGCCTGAGGCCGTGGACGAAAGCCACGCGCGCCGCATGGGCTGACCTGTGGTCATCGCCGCAGGCGACGGCGTGGGATCAGACCGGGAGAACCCTTCACACTTGGGCCGCGCTGCATCACGATCTCGTGATGGACGAGCGGGCGACCGCCAGCATCTCCGCCGAGATGCGCCAGCACGAGGACCGCCACGGCCTGAACCCCGCCGCGCTGCTGCGTCTGCGCTGGCGCATTGTTGACATATCCGACGAGGGAACCATGAACGCACCGCAGCGCAGCTCCAGCTCGCAGAATCGTGGCCGCCTCGTCGCCATCAGGTGACCGGCTGGCGCGGGCCTACCGAAGACGCCGAGTATCCGACCCTCTTCGGGTTCATCGCCGACGAGCTAGAGCGGCTGCTGGTCGTGCCAGGTGGCCCGATGGCAGGCCAACCGCTCAAGCTCGCAGAGTGGCAGTGGCAGCTCGGCGCCGCTCTCTACCGGATCGACCCCGAGACCGGCCGCATGCCCGTGCGCCGAGCGGCGGCATCCATGCCGAAGGGCGTCGGTAAGTCGCCATTTCTCGGAGCGCTCGCTTTCGCCGAGTTATGCCTGCCGGTCGTCTTTGACGGCTGGAACGCTGCAGGCGAGCCGGTCGGGAGGCCTCGACCGTCGCCGTGGATTCAGATCGCCGCCGTCTCCGAGGATCAGACCGACAACTGCTATCAGCAGCTCTACGACATGCTGCGCGACTCGCCTGCCCTTGACGAGTACGGCGTGGATCTCGGCCGAACTCGCATCTTCCTGCGAGGACAGTCTGGCCGCATCGAGCCGGTAACCGCCTCAAGCGGTAGCCGTGAAGGTCAGCCGGTCACCTTCGCAGTGCTGGAAGAAACCCAATACTGGCGCCCCGGCAACGGCGGCGTGGACCTAGTCGCCACGATCCGGCGCAACCTCGCCAAGACCGACGGCCGCTCGGTCGAGATCACGAACGCCTACCGGCGCGGCGACGACTCGGTCGCCGAGGCCACGGCGAAGGCCGCCGAGAAAAAAGCCGCAGGCTTGCTCTACTCCGAGACTCGCGGCCCTTGGGTCGACGACCTCACCGATCGCCCGGTGCTCATGGACGCCCTGCGAGTCGCCTATGCCGACTGCCCCTGGGTCGACCTTGAGCGCATCGCCGAGGAATGCACCGACCCGTCGACTACTGACCAGGACGCTCGGCGCTACTTCCTCGGATGGCCGAGCGAGGCGCCCGAGGATTCATGGATCAGCCCCGGCCAGTGGGAGACGTGCCGAGTATCTGGCGCTCGGTTGTATGACGAACTCCCGACCTACGTCGGGATCGACGTCGCACTGAAGCACGACACCACCGCAGTGGTCGCCGTGCAGCGCCAGGGCGAGAGGCTCGTCTGCTCGGCCCGCATCTGGACCCCGACACCCGAGCAGGTGCTGGATCTCGCCGCCGTTGAGGAGCACATGCGAGCGCTCGCCGTGGCCTACCCACTCGCCGAGGTCATCTACGATCCGCGATTCTTTGAACGCTCGGCGCAGCTCCTCACCGAGGAGGGCCTGCCGATGGTCGAGATGCCGCAGAATAATCTTCGCATGGTGCCCGCCTGCGGCACCGCCTACCGGCTGATCGCCTCGGCGCAGGTCGCCCACGACGCCGACTCAACTTTCACCGATCAAGTGCTCGCCGCTGCGCAGGTCACCACCGACAACGGCTGGCGACTCAGTAAGGGCCGCAGCCGTCGAAAGATTGACGCCTGCATTGCCCTAGTGCTGGCCCTTGACCGTGCCACTACCCGACCCGCCCCGACTCGTGACATCACGTCATCAGTCTGGTGAGAGGAGCCACCGACATGGTGCAGCGCCGTTTCATCATCTCGACGCTGATCCAGCTTGTCGGCCTCGCTGCCGCTGCGGTCGGCATCGGCCTCATCTTCCTGCCCGCCGGTCTCATCGCCGCCGGTGCCTCGCTCGTCGTCGTCGGCTACGCCTCGGGCGTCGACCCGAGCGCCAAGGCTGACGCATGAGCCTGCTCGGTCGCCTCGGCCCCGAACGCCGCACCGCGTCGCTTGACGCCCTGCTCGGCGTCTTCGGGCAGCGCTACGGCAACCCGACAAACTCGGGCCAGACCGTCACGCCCGACTCAGCCATGCGGCACGCCACCGTTTGGGCCGCCGTGAACCTCATCAGCGACATGGTCTCTACGTTCCCGTGGGAAGCGTGGCGCGAAACAGACGGCGAACTGCAGCCCGCCCGCCCGCCGCAGATCCTCACCTCGCCCTCGGTCGTTGTCGGCTCGGTCGACTGGCGTCGGCAGATCATCGTCTCCTGGCTGCTGCGCGGTAACGCCTACTGCCTCGTGACCGAACGCGACGCCACCGGACGCGCCACGCGCATGGAGCCGATTCACCCCGACCTTGTGCAGGTCATGCGCATGACACCGCTCGGCCCGTTCCGATTCATGCTCATGGGCCAAGAGATGCCGCTCTACCCGCTCGGCGATCTCTGGCATGCGCCCGCCTACACCGTGCCCGGCTCACCGGTCGGCCTTTCGGCGATTGAGTTTGGTCGCCAGGCCATCGGCCTCGGCCTCGCCGCCGAGGAGTTCGGCGCCCGATTCTTCGGCGACGGCGCGCACCCGACCTCAATCATCTCAACCGACTCCGAAGTAACCAAGGAGCAGGCCGAGGTCATAAAGGAACGCATCCGCGAAGCGCTGCAGAATCGCCGAGACCCCGCCGTGCTCGGCCTCGGGCTGAAATGGCAGCAGGTGCAGATCAACCCCGAGGAGTCACAGTTTCTCGAAACGATCAAGGCGAACAGCCTCACGATCGCGAAGTTCTTCGGCCTCGCCTCAGCCGCCGAGCTAATCGGCGCCGAGTCCACCGCATCAATGACATATGCCAACGTTTCGCAGAAGTCGCTCAACCTGCTGACCTACGGCCTGCGCCCGTGGCTGCGCCGCCTTGAGGACATCTACGACGATCTAACCGTGCGCCCGATGCGCATCCGGGCGAAGGTTGACGACATGCTGCGAGTAGACCCGAAGACTCGCGTCGACATTCAGAGCGAGCAGATACGCGCCGGACTGCGCACGCAGAACGAACTCAGGCGAGAGGACAACCGCCCGCCAGTCGACGGCGGCGACCGTCTGCTCTGGCCGCCATACGGCACCAAGGAACTAGTAGCAGGCGAGGCAGACATCACGGCACCCGGTGCCGCTGGAGGAGCGCAGCCCAATGCGTAACGGACTCACACTGCCCGAGGTAGTGCTCGAACGTCTCAGCGTCGAGCAGCGCCAGTCAATCCTCGCCGACGCACCCGGACCCGGTAAGCGTGGCATGGTCGCCGTTGAGCGCCGCACGCGCCCGATGGAACTGCGAGCCGAGGCGGGCAACGATCCGCATCTCGTCGGCTACGCGATGACTTGGGGCGTGCCCTACGAGGTTGCAGGCGGTCCCGACGCTGGCGGCTTTACCGAAATTATCGAACGCGGCGCCGCCGATAAGTCGCTCGCCGAGCGCAGTGACGTGCGTTTTCTCGCAGACCATGAGGGCCTTGTACTCGCCCGCACGGCGTCCGGCACCCTCAAGCTCAGCACCGACGACGTCGGCCTGCTCTCCGATGCTTCGCTCGACCCTTCCTCACCGTATGCGCAGAGCGTCATCAGCGCAGTGCGTCGCGGTGACATGTCGCAGATGTCCCACAGCATGCGCGTCGTGAGACAAACGTGGGACAGCACCTACACCGAGCGCCGAATTCAGGAGGTCGCCATGTATGACACGAGCGTCGTAGGTTTCCCCGCTAACCCGGTCACCGCTATTGCCCTAGACCAGCGGGCAATCGACCCCGCAGCCGAGGCCGCAGAGGTTTCACTCGTCGACCAGATTCGCGTGCTGCTCGCTCAGCTCATCGCAGGCGAAGCCGCCGAGATGGCCGACGGCAACCCTGCCACGATGTCACTCTCCGAGCTGATCGCCATTGCCCGCCACCTTGACTACTGGCAGGAGTGCGACGACTACGAAGACTCCACCGGCACCGCCGAGATGGAAACCGAGACCGACCCGATGGTCGGGCGCTCAATGAGTCTCGCAACCGCACGCGCACAAGCCGAACGCCTGGCGCTCGGTCGCAAGTAACCCGAAACACCTCACGCCGGACGCCACGCCGCAGCTCGCGCCGCTCGCACAGACGAGCACCCGAGCCGCACCTGCCGACCACCTGAGCGCAACGCCAACCCACCCCCCCCTTCCCCAAGGAGACCCCCATGTCGGTCATCGACACGCTGCGCGCGCAACTCGCCGCAGCATACGAAGCTCGGGCCGCTAAGGCCGCCGAGCTTGACACCATCCTCGCCGCCCCCGAGGCCGAGGCTCGCGATCTCAACTCCGACGAGTCAATCGCATTCGCCGAAGCTCGCGACGCCGTCAAGGCCGCCGACTCCAGCATCGAGACCCTTGAGGCTCGCGTCGCTGAACTCGTCGCCATTGACGCCGCCCGCGCCAATCACGAAGCACGCGCCAAGGAACTCGCCCCGAACTCCGCCATCGTGCGCGTCGGTCGCGAAGAGCTGACCTACCGGGCAGACACCGCGCATTCGTTCTTGCGTGACGCCTACTCTGCCGAGGTTCGCGGCGACTACGCCGCCCGCCAGCGCATCGAGCGCCACATGGTCGAGATGGCTACCGAGCATCGCGCCAGCGATACCGGCGCATTCTCCGGCCTCGTGGTTCCGCAGTACCTCACCGACCAGGTGGCACCGCTCGCTCGTGCGGGCCGTCCGTTCGCTGACGCCGTTCGCCAGCTCCCGCTCCCCGCTGAAGGCCTCTCGGTCAACATCTCCCGAGTGACCACCGGCAGCACCGCTGCCTCGCAGGCCACTGAGAACTCGTCAGTCAGCAGCACCGACATGGACGACACACTGCTCACCGTTCCGGTGCGCACCATCTCCGGCCAGCAGGACGTCAGCCGTCAGGCCATCGAGCGCGGTACCGGCATCGATACCGTCGTCGTGCAGGACCTGCTCCAGGCATACGCGACGCAGCTTGACTCGCAGATCATCAGCGGCGCCGGAACATCCGGCACCCACACCGGCGTGCTCTCCGTCTCCGGCATCAACTCGGTCACCTACACCGACGCATCGCCGACGGCAGCGGAACTGTTCCCGAAGATCGCCGACGCCGTGCAGCGAGTGAACTCCAACCGCTACATGCCTGCCGACCTCATCGTCATGCACCCGCGCCGCTGGGCGTTCTTCCTGGCTGCAGTCGACGGCCAGAGCCGCCCGTTGGTGACGCCGAACGTCAACGGCCCAATGAACGCCTACGGCGTCGGCGGCAACGTCGGCGCGGGCATCGTCGGCTCGCTGCTCGGCATCCCTGTGCTGGTTGATGCCAACGTGCCGACCAACCTCGGCGCCTCAACCAATGAGGATCGGATCATCGTCTGCTACTCGCCCGACCTGTGCCTCTGGGAGCAGACCGGCTC